CCTAATTGATGCTGCACTAGATGCAGGAGATTACGCTGAGGTTGGAAAACTTGCAAAATATTTAGATTAATATGAAAATTCAAAGATTTAAACAATTTATAAATGAAAGTGAAGGTTATTTAGATGAACCGTCTAATGAATTAGCTAATGAACTTTTACAAAAAATTGCAGAGGGTATGAATAACTCAAGTAGTTATATGGTACACCTAGATGAAAAAAACAGTACACTCCATATTGATCAAGATTGGAATGTTGATGATCTACGCTTTCAGGGTGAAGAACCTAGAGTTTATGCAAGCTATGCAGTTAGACTTAAACTTGCTTTTCAAGATGACGAGTCTCAATTATCACCAGAACTTGTTAGACTTTGGAAATTAGGACTGGCTCCAATTACCGATTTAATTACAGGGTTTGACCATTCATGGGCATTTAGCGTTGATTCAAAGGATGTTCCACAATTAGAAATTATGGAAGGTGATCTAAGTTCATACGAATTTATATCAATTGAAGATCTTACTGGCGGAACCATGGATAATCTAGATGATATTGATGCTTTTTGTAATGAAATTGAAGAAACTCTTAATGGTTGGTTAGATGAACAAACCTATATGTTATACGATAGAGTTCAGGAAGAATTAGATATGATTGCTGGAGAAGATGAAGATGATGAGGAAGACGATGAAGAGTTTGATGATGATGAAGAATACTCTGATGAGGATTAAAGATAGTTGAGGTTTGAAGACCTCACTTAGGACCGGGACTAGTTCACGGATTGGGCAGGGAATTCGCTACTCTCTGCCCTTATTTTTTATTAGAGTTTCCAATATATTGATTAAAGACATGTTGAACTAACCACTGCTCAACATTAGGAATCATTTGTAAAAATTCCAATTCCCATAAGTAGCAATCTGCCTCTTCTAAAGTAGGGTCTTTAAATACTATGCCATTCCTAGAGATCCATAGGTGTCTGCTCTCGTGAACAATTACTGAAGCTATATTGTTTATTGACCCAAGCTTAAAATCATCCCTAGATATCACGATTGTTCCAAGTTCAGTTCCTTTACCTGGCTGGGTAGTTGATACTTTTCCATTCCACATTGAAATATGATTACAAGATTCTTCGACCATTTTCCAGTGTTTAGGCGAAGTCTTTTTAATAATGACTAAGGCTGAATCGACTTGAGTCGACCAACCATCCCCACCCTTATCTACAACAATTTGAGCATTAACCCAGTTAGTTATAAAAAATAAGATAATTACAAGTATAATGTGTCTCAACATAGCTAAAAAAAGCCGAGGTTTTACGCTCGGCTCTAAATTTTAATTAAAGATCTTTTGGTTCTTTGCCGGTCGCTTTTCTTATAAAAGCAGCTGCCGCTGCTTCAGGATCCTTTGCCCAACCAAAATATTTTTTAGATTTTTGTTTAAAGTCCTTTGCTCCCTTTTCCTGATCTTTAAGCATTTTTTTCATTTCTGCTTTTTTTAGATTTGGAAATTTCTTATCTGCATCCTTTAAAACTTCTTCTCTTTTCTTTTCTAAGATAATAAAGTCTGAGCATCTCATTACTCTCTTACTTTCAAAACCATCATATGAAGGCTCGTCGTCTAATACAGAGTCCATCCACTGCTGTTTTTTAAGGTGAGATTTTTTGGCCTTTGTCTCAGCTGCTTCTCTACGCTTAAGATAACCCGTATCTTCTGCTGCTAATTTTTTATGTAGATCTAGGATTCTAACTGCCAAATCTTTTTTCATTGGATGACCCTTAGGAAGCTCTCTAAGTTTTGCTTGTAGTTCCTTTAGTTCAGCTTCATCTCCGGAACCATATATAGGTTCGTCTTTTTCTACTGGTTCAAACTCGTCTTCAAAATCAAATTTTGAGGCTGGAGTAGCGTCGAAGTCGTCTGGATTGAACTCCATTTCGTCTTCATCATGGAATCTAGGTTTCATTGGAATAGACTCGTTATTTTAGTTTATCTATCTTAGTGACGATAAATAATAATGTAGTACAAGATAATTAAATCAAATGCAAAATATGCAAGTTAGACAATTTACAGACTGGTTAGGCGAAGCAGTAGCTCCAGCAAAGACTTATACAAAAAAGCTTTCTGAGCTTAATCCACAGCGAAAATACATTGGAGATACCTATAATACAGATCTTTTTTTAAGATTTAAACACCTGGCTTCAATTAGAGACAAACACGGAAAAAGAATTGGTGTTGAGAAATGGTTTGAACTTGCTCAGCTTGAAGATAAGGGCTTCTATTCTGCGGTATTGGCTGACCAAATGGGACAGCCTGATGTTCGCGAACTTTGGCGAGATATGATGGGCAGAAATGCAAGTAAAGTTAAGGGGCAAGTTAATTTCAAAGATCCATTTAAAGGAAGTGAAGATACTGAAGATGAAGTTAGAGACTTGAGTTTAAGCGAAAGTATAGAAGAACCTATTTCCATGCCAGCTCAATTGGATCCAAGCTGGACTCTAGTTATTACCTATCCAAATGATAGTTTATACAATACAGCTAAGCCATATTTTGAAAAACTTGGAATTGCCTTTGCCAATTTAGAAAATCAAACTATCTATTTTGATGGATCGGAAGTAAGCGAATCATATTTTACAAAAGATCATATGATTGCAGTTGAGGCTCATGAAATTGGCCACTCGATTGCAAATCATCAAGGCGAACCATATTATTCAAATCGACAGGAACAGGAGGCAGATTGGCTTGGTATTAATCTATTAATTCAACACAATAAAACAAAAGCTTCAAATCTATTAGCCGAGAGATTTAATCAACACTATAAAATGGACTATACAGAATTACCTGATTCTGAGAAGCTTACCGAGTTCCTCGAAGATTACCTATCAGATAAATAATAAAAAATCCTTTAATTATGTCAATACCTAAAATCGGAGATATCAAGAAGTTTTCATTTGGTGAAATGACTTCAAACGATACTGGCAAAACTTCTTCAACTTCAACCGCTGGAGTTTACATTATTTTTATTGGAGGTCTTTGTTTCCTATTGGGTTGCATTGACAAAATGTTTTTAGATAAATCTATTGACATTATTAACCAATCAGTAATGTTTACAACAATCGGAGCAGCCTTACTTGGTGTTAAAAATGTAGTAGGCGGCGGTAAGAAACCTGATGCCTCTAAAGAAGAAACTAAATAATCTTATCTAATATCGATAAACTAAAAGAGGAGACTAAATCTCCTCTTTTTTATTTTATAATGCTTGTAAGATAGTGCCCAATGAAACAGTGAATTCTTGGTATTCCTAGTTTTCGCCTAAAAGAATTTTCCAAATCAGTTAGTGGAGTTGCTCCTCCAGACCAGATAAAATTTATTAGCATAAAGATTATTGGAAATGCAAACCAGGCTGGTGAATGTAAAAGCAGATGTGGTAAAACCGCTGCCATTGCAAAAAGAAGAATTCCATGTAGAGTAGAGGTTAAAATTAACCCAATTTTATATTGTGCCATTTAAGAGGGATTTGTGTAGAACTTTTTATAATCATAAAGATCAGCGCACTTTTCATATTCCTCTCTTGATTCTAACCAATGAATTACTTCATCTATTCTTGACCAGTATTTGGAATTATATCCATACTTATCAAGGTCTTTAAAGACCTTTTCCATTTCCTCATCGGACGTATTCTGCTTTGGCATGTGTATATGAATATTTTGGCTGTACCTTTATAGTATATTTAACCTCAAGGTTAAGCAAATTATTCATACACTCAACGAAGTCTGCTGTATGTAAACTTAATACGCTTTGATAATCATCTTTTCTATAACCTCCAAATAGAGCACAGCTTACAGGAAGCGGTCTTCCAAGTTTCTGGTCCATTTCTTTAACCCAATTCCAAAAAATTGTAGAGCACTCCAACCATTGGTCAGTTGAACACTGGAATCCTAAATCGTCCCACTCATGTGAATCTGCACCATGACACCATACAACATATCCAATTTGGCCAGTTAAAATGGCCTCTTCTAGATTTTGTAGGTTCCATTTAAGATTATTAACATAGGCTTTACCTCTGCCAGTTGGGTTAATATTAAATTCAGTCGGAACTGCTTTATCTAAATCTTTGACAAATTGTCTAGAATCTTCAATTGAATTTCCAAAGTGTCCATCTAAATCTAAAAAAGCTCCACTTAATCCAAACTCTTCCAAGATTTTAATTGCAGCAATAACCTGACCGCTAAATGTACAAAATCCGCTTCCTCCATCAGGTCGAGCATGGTGAAATCCACTAGTTGGACTAAAGTGAACTTGATCTGGCTCTACAATAGAACCCTTTATTGCAGCGTGCAGTGATGCATTAGTATAACGAACTGAATCTGCAAATTGAGTTGACCAATCCAATCCATTTGATTCGCAGCCCTTTTGCCCGCTGAAAAAAGAATTAACATATCTTTTTGTATGGGCAATCTTGAAATCTTTATTTGTATATGGGGTAAAATCTTCAACTATTTCAAAATGGTTCAATAACCCCTCATCCTCAAAATTTTCAAGTAACCTCTTAGGTTTTAGCGGCGATTTGCTAAAATTACCACCAGAGTCCTTTGCTAGGACCTGTTTAGGTGTGTAGTGTACTTTAATTTTGTTTTTTCTCATAATCCTTGTAATATTGTAATACCAGAAATGGCCGAGACCAGCAAGTCTAAGCTTTCTATATCTAATAATACCAAAAAATCTGTAAAAGTGGCACCTGGGTATTCGTATTCAATTTGGCTCCCAAGCTGTTCCAGGGCTACCCTGGTGACTGCCAGGGACTCATTTGGAACCCGAATTAGGTAACTAGTCCTCATCGTCATCATCGTCCAGGAGGTCATCTGTATTATCGAGCTCGATCTCTTTCTTTAAGAGCTCCATTTCTTCAACATATTCCATTAATTCAGAAAACGACAGTTTAGATTCTTTATTTAGTTCATCAATCATTTGCTGTTTATCTTCTGGCGAACCGTATCTAGAGATCTCAGAAAGAAAGCCAGAAATAATATCAAATAGCGTCCATCTGCGTTCAGCTTCAACTGCAATTTGATAAGTTCTATCATTTGGTATATCAAGGGCAGTTTGTTCACATATAGTAAATTGGCAAATATCTCTTAATCTAATAAAATCTAACTCTGTAACCACATCTGAATCACTACCCTGAATTGCGCTTATTCCAAGAATATTTGGAACAATATCTAAAATTGTCATATCTGAGGCAGCAATCATTCTAACCTTCCATGCAAGTTCAACATAGTCAATCGCTGGCGATTTAACTGATAGAATTTGAGTTTCTTGTAAAAATAGATCAAAATCTACTCCATTTAAATATCCATCAAATACTAGGTTAATTTCATCAGTAAAGTCACCAAGCACCTCCAAAAAGGTTTTGATTGTAATATTTTCGTCAAACTCAGCAAAATATCCAAAAAAGCTCGAAAGTCTTCCTGTAATTTGGGTTTGATTGGTGGGTTGGTTTGTGGTCAAATCCCAGTCAACTAAATAAAAACCATCCTGCTTTATTAAAATACTTTTGTGTAACACTTACAATTAAAGTTTTGTTTTTTATACTCTAGAAAAAGGGTTTGAACCCAAATAAATATCTATAGAAATATTTAATAACATATGCACAAATCATTCCTGGACCTAGTATTAGAGTCTAACCAGATCGAAGAAATGGCTCTACAGCCAGAACAGTTTCCAGATACTTACCTAAAAAGAGCTAAGGATCGTCAAGCCCTAGCTAGAAGTCTTGCTCCACTAGTCAAATCATTTCAAGAAGCACTAGTTGATTTAAACTGGAGACAAATTACTTGGGTACCTAGAGGAAGTTCATACTATCCAATCTTACCAGGAGAAATTTTAGCATTTTATAAAGAGGCAAAGGATAAGGTTCAACAAGCAGGTGGATCTGGATCAGATTCTTTTATTAATAATTTTATGAATAGCAATTTTGGTAAATGGGCAGATGCCAATAATCAAAGCGACTGTATTCATATGGAAGTAGACTCAAGCGGTCGTTCACATTTTCCAGGTGGAGGTATTCCAAACGCGCTTAGAGGCGCACGTCTTGGTTATAAATTGTATAGAGCCCTACTTGAACAAAAGAAATGGTTAAAATCAAATACGGCCGGAACTCTAGAAAAAGATAATGCATGGGCTTCTCTAATTTCTCCAAAATTAAATGCAGACGGTTCTCTTAGTGATGATGATGTACATGCAATTCTTGGACCAGACTGTGTATTTGCAATGATTAAAACAATTTCTGATGATCAGAAAATTAGATTTGCAACAAATTTCCTAGATAATAATATTAGTTATAGTAGTGTAACTCCAAGAAATTTTGGAATTGACGACGAGCTTAAAGCCATTTTACCAGCCGATGTAATGGCTAGATTCGATCCAGCTGAAAGAGAAAGATTGGAAAGAGAACGTAGAGAAAGAGAAAACCGAGAAGCTGCGGAACGAGCAAGAGCATATGGTGTTGAAAGAGGAATTGTTTGGGATGATCAACCAGAAATTGGAGATCTTGTTTATGTTAGACAATACGCAAACGGTAGAGATACTTCAATTCCAGTTAGAGTATTAGCCGGAGTTTATCGTGATCACGCGATTGCAATTTCTGTTCCAAATTATATTGATTGGGTGGAAAGAGGCAGCGATGTAAGTCAACTTACATCGTTTGACACTAGAAATTGTAGTAATAACCCCGAGGCAATTAAAGCCCAGTTTGTTAAAGTTGATCCTGTTCAAATCCCAGGAATCGAAGATGATTCTACTGTAATTAGAAGCAGATATAGTTCAACCGATTGGCGAGTAGTTAAAGATTTTATTATGAGTCTAATTGATCCAGACGTTGCAGCGAGAATGCGAGCTGAGCGCGAGGAAAGAGAACGTACTGAAAGAGAAGAACGTGAAAGATTAGAAGCTGAACGCCAAGCTCAACGTGCACAAAATGAAGAACGATTTGGCCCAAGCTATGAAGCATTTAGAGATGATGAATATAAAGATGCATTGGAATCGCGTGTTCCAGGCGGAACTTATATTTCTAAAATATTTAAGCGCGGTCAGATTACAGATATTGCACTTTCACCAGATCAAGTAGAAAGATTTAATAGAAGAAAATCTACACCAGTATTTTTACCGGCTAGGGATGCATATTTCAATTCAATAAATGGATTTAAAATCGATGAACCAATTGATGGATTGGGACTTACCAGATTCCGTTTAGAAAGATTTGATAGCAAACGAGCAACTACTCCAAATGAAATGCTTTATATTGCATCACATAATACTTATTATGGTTTAGTTGCGCCAGTTGACTATTTTGTATTTAATAGTTCAAGAAATGAGGAATACATTTACTTGAGAGTTTACGATAATACAAGCGGTCGAGCTCGTAAAATTGCAATTAAAGTTGCAGCTCTAAGAAAAATTGTTGCTTATTAATTAATAGGAAACATTTCGTAGAATTTCTCAAGTCTCTCTAAGAATTTATTATAATACAATTTAAGATCCTCAGTATTCATTTCGAAATATTGAGGATCCATTGTTTGCTCATTAGAGATCCAAATCTGTGCTTGCGAAATTTTAATTTTATGTCGATCCCAAACTGCAACTGCATACGCTGCAACTTGGTGTTTATAATCTTCAATCCACTCTTCCTTTTTAGGTTTACGCGCAGTTTTAAAATCAATTACCGCATAAGTACCATCGACTAATTCTGAAACATTATCGACTGTTCCAGCATAACCACCATTTCTGTGAGTCCACAAAAATTCTTCTTGCATTACAGTTCGCTTAATTCTATCAAATGAACCAGATCGAATATAATTATAGAACATCATGCCGCCTACGATTTTAGCACGATTGTCTTGTTTATCAATTTCTTCGTCTAATCGGGTAAGAGCTAGGGTTTCTTCTAATCTATTTTGAGTAGTCATTGATCCAGGAAGATTAAGATAAATCTCGCAAAGCCTGTGCATAATATTACCTCTGTCTAGAGCGTTTTGACTAATACGATTAGCCTCAGCTTCACCAACTCTTTCTTTCCACTTATCAATACCTGTGGTATCTGCGGTGGATCCTAAAACTGTAGTTACACTTGGAAATGGGCCTAATTGACCATGTTCTTCAGAATTTACTTGGTAATATCGTTTGTTATTAAGCGTTACTCGCTTGATTGTGTCTCTAGTTTGCATTTTAATTCTTCTATCTTGTCAATCATCCAATCGGCGTTGACGGGTTTATAACCTGTTATACACGCACAAGCTGACATAGTTCCCGCTAATGGGTGAACGTGAGCGTGCGAGTGTCCATATAAGTGGTAGGCTCCACGATATTTACCATTCCATTCATAAAGAGGATAGTGGAATAACACAAATCTTTTAAAACCCCATTCGCTATCATCTTTAATCATAATTTCTTTGTAGTTTGTAAATTCTACAATATCCATTACCTCGCTTAAATTATGAAGCCAAGTTTTATCAATATGAAGATCGTGATTTCCAATAATCCAGTGAACTTTTCCAGGAAGTTTTCCAAACTTTCCTAAGTTTTCACGAATGTGTTTGAATTTAGTTCGCTCCATTGCAAGATCGCCTAAGAAAAAAACGTGATCATCCGGTCCTACCGTTTCATGCCAGTTTTTGGCAATTGCATGATCGTGTTCCTTTATATCAGAAAAGTTGTGTAAGCCTTGTTCGAATCGTAAGACATTTCCATGTCCTATGTGTAAATCACTAATGAACCAAGTTGTAGCTCTGTCAAATGTGTTTTCTGTACTAAATATTTGTTCCATCTAATAGTTTATTACTAACATACTCGAATGCAGTTTCAGCGTCGTGCATTACTTTATCTTTCTGTTGGTTAGCTAAATCAGTTAAGGCTTTATCGTATTTAGATGAGGTTCTGTGTTTATGCAGCTTTTGCGCATAGATCTTAACAACTTCTTCTAAAAATTCCTTTGAGCTATTATACTTAAAGTTTGGTAAATCGTATGTGCCCGTTTTTTCAAGAGTTCTGGCAAATCCTAAAATTCCATTACAGATTTGTTCAAGCGAAAGTTGAGTTACATCAATTCCAGGGTGTTCATTTAGGTAATCATCAATTACAAGTTCGCGTTTAGTGCCAGCAAATTCATCAACAAATTCTGCAAGGTGTAGAATAAATTTAGAAAAATCTCTAGTGATAATTTTCTCTTCAACGTCTTTACGCATGTTAGGTCCAACTAATTCACCATTTTTAATTTTAGCAACAACTCCACGATCTGTAACTGAAACATCAAGCGCATTACCAAATGATTGATATAGGAACCCTACAACAAATCCTTTTACGCCTCTAATTGGAGTATATCTAGATTTTGCCCATTCTGCTGAATAGGTAAAAGTTGGAATAATATCAACTTGAACTGGACCATCTGTTAAATTAATTACAAGTTTAAGGCTGCCGTCGGAAATTGCATCGCTCTCTTCTGCATCAATCTCAGGCTGAGGATTTTCTTGAATCCACTTTAACATAAGTTGATTGTACTCTTTCATAGTATCAATTTCAACTCTGCGTGATTGAGGTTCAGTTAGAGGATATTCAACTAAAATATCAACATCGCCATATGCCTTTTCTGGATTTTCTGCCATGTCTTGTTTATAATAAACGCCAGATCCGCCTGGACCAAGAACTTTTAGCGGAGCCATTTCTAGTGACTCTACATACTTATTAAATTTAGAAAAAATAGTTTCTAAAACAGAAACAGATTCTTTTAATACGGCTGGCGTAATTTTAGTTCCTTGTGTTTTAGTTGTTGCCCAACCTCCCATTTCCTGTATTTTTAAAAATCCCTGAAAAGATTCAATAATTCTCACAATAAATTGATGATTTTAGTTATTTATCGAAACCTAGTTTCTTTAGCTCTGCAATAGTTTCCTTGGCACTAGTGTGCAAAATACCTGTTCCGCCAGCGGCAACCCATGCATCTAATTTCTTTGGAGTATCATCAATTAGAATATCGCTAGGACCAGTTGCAAATTCAAATTTGTTACCATAAAAAATGGTTTTCTCTTGACCTGTCCAGTCTTCCTTTTTTGTAATATATGGAAAGTCCCAGTTTAGATTTTTCTTAAGCCATTTAGCTTTACCTGTAATTGACTTTGGATCAAGTGATGGCGATGATAAGATAGTAGGATTGTATTTTCGGATAAAACTCCAAAGATCGATTCCATCTGGCATCCATTCCATACCTGCCCAAAATGCCTCACCGGCTTTTCCAACAAGTTTCCAACTTGCATTTTTTGAATATTCCTTTTGAAACTCTTCAATAGTCATTCCAGCCTCTTTTTCAAACTGGGAATCCCAATCTGAAAGTACTCCATCCATATCGCAAAAGATTCGCATTAGTTGAGCACTCTCATTAAATTGTGTGTATGGTTTAATGTGTTGCATATTATGATAATTTTATCCATTTATTGTTTGATTCCAATCTAGTTGATCCAACAAACTCCATATTCCATTCGCTAGGTAAGATTAGCGATAAAAATAATGAATCATCAGACTTTCTATATAGGTAATACGTTTCACCAATTACTGGTAAAAAGTTGTAATTTGAAGAATATACTATATCATTCCAATTTACCTCCTCAACTAACTCTTTAAATTCTTCCTTTAGCTCATTATACTTTTTTACAAATACTTTATTTGCCTTTTGAGCCTGTCCTTGTTTCCATCCGGCAACATCATCCATTTGTATAGATGGAGCACTAAGGTTTGAACCATATGTGAGTGCATTTGCATAGTAGCCTTTTTCTTCATCCCAAACTACTAGATCGGGTTTCTTTTTTTCTTTACTCATATTGGTTCTATACTATTTATTGTTGTAGACTTGGAACCCAATGTGTAGTTCGGCCGTCTGCCGTTTTTTCTCTAATTACTGTATTTCCATGAGGGTCTTCGCGCTTTCCATATACTTCAAACTCAAAAACAAAATCACCAGTTTCTCCAGTTACTTGCTGATAATTTCTAATACTTGCTCCGCCCTGTGCGTATGATGCCCTACTAATTAATTTAGAATAGTCCCATAGTAATTGAATCTCATTATCTGTAAGATCCTTAACCAATCTATGCGGGGAAATCTTAGAACGATATAACATTTCACATTTAATATAGTTTCCAATTCCTGCAAAAAGCCGCTGGTCCATTAGTGCTTCTACAACAGTTTTATTTGGAACCCTCTCAAATGATCTAAGCGTATTATAAACAGATGCAGTTGTGTCGTTTAGCGCATCAACTCCTAGGGTTTTTAATTTTGCGTCCAATTCAACCTTACTTGCAAACTTAAGGGTACCAAACCTGCGCTGGTCAATAAAAAATAGCTCTAATCCATCATCAAATACTAATTTAATATGTGCATGTGGTTTTTGATAGATTGACCAAAACCCGCTCATACCCAGGGTAATCCAGATAGACATGGCGCCTTCCAATTCTAGCCAGATGAATTTGCCTTTAACTCCACCTCCAACTACCTCCAGGGGCAGCTCCAGGGCTCCCAGGCCAACTGGGGGAGTCTTTAAGAAGCGTCCACCGAGTATTTCTACACTAGTTAGTTTTCTATTAATACAATAATTTCGCAAACCTTCATATACGCGTCTGCATTCTGGTCCTTCTGGCATATCCTATTTTTTGATATTATACCCAATTCGCGCAAATAAATAACTACAAAATAGATCTATTTAAAATGATTTACAATTTCAAAGATTTCGTTACTAAGGTTGACGAAAACGTAAACTCTGCAGAGTTTTTAAACAAATTTGGTTTAACTGAAGAAGAAGATGCGGCAGCTGCTGACGCTCCAGTTGAAGATGCACCAGAAGAAGATGCTCCAGTTGCTGATGAAGCTGCTGATTTGGAAGCATTCAAAAAAGAGCACCTTGATGTAATGTTCAATGAACTTTCATCTGATGATTTCGATGCATTCTATTCTTCAGAATTTAAAGAGTGGAAAGAAATGGAAGATGGTGAAGATAAAGAAGCTAAAAAAGAAGAAATCCTTACAAAAATCAAGGATATGTTCCAATTAGGCGAAGAAGAAAAAGAAGAAGCTCCAGAAGAAGACGAAGCTCCAGCTGAAGATGAACCAGCTGCAGAAGAAGCGCCAGAAGCATAATTAAATTTTTCCTATGAAATCTCAACAAAAAGCAAAGCTTAAAGAAGAGGGTATTAAAATTGTTGAATTTGCAAAAGCAAATAAGAGCAAATGGCGTTATATTCTATATGTAATCGGCGGTCTTGTTGTTCTTTATGGGTTAATTTATGTGTTTACTCCAAAGCCACAAATGCCAGTAGAGTATAAAGCAATAATTGATTCATTAACTGTTGCAAATAAAGAGTTAGAAGCAAAGCAACTAAAGATTGATAGTTCAATTCAGGTTTATGAAACTGAAGTAAAGGCTATTGATTTCCAAGTTGACAATATTAAAGAAAAGACTACAATTATTCGTGAATATTATCATGAACAAAGTGCAGCAGCTTCTAGTTATACACCAACTCAAATTGATTCCTTCTTTAAAGCTAGATACAATTATTAATATGAAGAAATTACTTTTTATAATTGCACTATTTCCAGTTTTTGCGTTTGCTCAAACTGCACCGCAAGACACTGTTAAAATTCCAGCACCTGTTGCAAAGCAGATTGTTAAGGACTTAATTGGTGGTGATAGTGCAAAGGCTGAACTTAAACTTGCAAATGAACAACTAGTTTTACTTAATCAAAAAATAGTATTAAAAGATAGTATCATTTCGGGTCATGTTCAAAAGGGTGTTATGTACGAAGATCGTATTAAAAACGAGCAATTGAAATTTGAAACTCAGGGTTTATGGGTTAAAGATCTTCAAAAGCAAAATAAGAAACTTAAAACTAAATTAACCTTCACTAAAATTATTAGTGGAGTTCTAATAGGTAGCTTAGGGTATCTTTATATCATGAAATAATTTAAACCTTATTAAATTAAAAAAGGGACAGCTTTTCAGCGGTCCCTTTCTTTTTTACATGGCATGCAAGATTATTCGATAATTCCAAGGATTTTGGATTCTTGAACAGACTCAACAGTCATTGCTGAAATTCCATCTCCAAATCTAGCTCGGATTTTAGCTTCTGCATCAGATACAGAGTTAGCACTTACGACATACAATTCTTTAATGAATTTACGTTTACCACTTTCGGTTTCGGTCTCAAATTTGATTCTTACTAAATAATACATAGCTTTTAATTTATAGGTTCTTCTACTTTAACATTGATTTAAGTTCTGTTAAAACTTCGTCATTTGTATGACCAGCTCTAACCATTTCATACATTTTATCTAGCATATCAACTGATAGGCTATCGCCCATTACTGCATCAATTTTCTTAATCGCTACAAATTCTCTTGGACCAGTAAACTTCTCAAGACGTTCAATAAAATCGGCTGGGTCTGGAATAAAATATTTGTTGAATCCCATGCTTATGATTTAAGGTAAGAATATGTGCCTTTAATATTGGCATTTAAGAATTTACCAAAGGATTCGGCCTCGCATAGTTCAGCATAAACTGATTCGGAAACTCCTTGGTAGGTATAGACTGAGCCGCTTTTAAATTGAACATATAGTTCATTTATGGTAGGATCATAACCAAATGCATCAATTGTTGATGACGTTACAGATTGTAGTTCGACGTTCATATTATTAGTTTTATACTGATAATATACTAAGAAGTCTTAGATTTTTCTCTAAAAAATAAAAAATAAAGTCCAAAAAAGAATGCCGATAGGCAATAGAAAATAGCGTCCGTAATCCAATAGGAACCGGTCCATTTCATAATTAGAGCAAATAGGGCATCGAAACCAAGAGGGTTGAAGAAAGTCGCCAGGATCAGGATCCAAGTCCCCATGATCTTTCTCTTCTTTTGTTTTAATTTGGCAAATACTGTCACTATCCATGGTGTTAGGAATTTTCTCAGCTGAAAAAATTAATTGCTTGAGTATACTGAGGATTGTTAAATCTTAATTATTTATTAACTACCATTTGGGTTCAGGTAGAGGGCAAGATTCTCCTTTAGTTGCAGTCTTTGCAAAGATATAGCAACCGCACTCTCCGCACTGACCGCTTGCCCCTAGAAATTTATCGCACCCATAACAAATAGAAAGACGCTCATTGCGAAGTTCATCTCCAACAAATAATTCGTCAAAGATTCCTTTAATTTGAGTCTTAACTTCTGTTGATTTACAATTCTTGCAATCGCTCATGTTCAAATGGGATATAATTTTCTAATAGAGTATTATACTGTTCTCGATATTTTAGAACAGCTAAATCTTTGGCCTTTGCCTCAACTTCAATATCTAAAGTTAAGCCATATGGATTGATTTGTTCATAAATATAATCTGCGTGAGATCTAGCAATAACTGACGAATCCTCAAAGGTTTTCTTTGAACTTGAATAGTGTGTTAGTGGAGTGCACGGCCACGTTGAAGCTGCAAGATTTAGAGCAGCTTCTTCAGTTAATCCGCTTGTATTAAATCGGTGGTGGTGGAAATCAAATGTGATAGGCGTTCCAATCCTTGCAGTAATTAAATCATAAAGATCTTGAACTGAATATTGGGTAGCCTTATCATCGTTTTCTACAACCAATCGGTTTTGTGCAGATCGGCTAAGTAGTTTAAAATTTTGACAAAATCTATCAGCCGCTGCTTCTTTATCACCATAGGTTCCACCTACATGAATATTAACTGGAAATCTGTGATCTGTTGGTAAACCCATTAGATCCATAATTTCTGAATGCTGATTTAAATCTTTGATAGTTTTTGTAACAACACTTGGAGTTGGCGAAGGTAAAACGTCAAACTGGCCAGGGTGCATTGATAATCTAATATTATTTGCAAGTACAAATTCTCCAATTGCCTGCATGTCAGGTAGAATTTCCTGAAAATTTGGCAATTGGGTAATTTCATATTCTGACATCCATGGAAAAACATCGCTAGACATACGATAAACATAAATGTCATTTGCAACATTCCATTTTAAGATAGTAAGAATATCCTTGATATTTTGATGAGCCAACTCGCCACAGTATTGAATACCCTTTTGTTGAAAGGTTTTCTTAATCATACCACGATTTGCAGTAACTTTTCTATCTAGTGATAGGTTAATACAGCAATATCCAAGACGAGTTGTTTCATTTATCATAGATCTAATATACTAAATAGTTTTCATTTTTGTGAGCTCTTCACACTTTTCAAATTCTTCTTGCCCTTCAAAATAAACTATCATTTCTTTTAAGAGGTCTTCTTTTTCCTTTTCATCAAATGGAATATCATCTGGCCAGGTAAAATTGTTGGATGCAAGATGTTTATACATTTCTTCCATCATATCAATATACATGCTTTCTAGTGCAGCTTTATAATCAATAACTCGCATTCTGATAATTATTTGTAGCTTTACGAATTACCTCAACCACATCGATTGCATCGTCTAGTCCATCGTGTGTAACATGATTTTCAAGACCAATACGTTCTTTGCATTTTCCAAGACCTGGAAGAGACTGATCATTTTTCCAATCTGTAACTAACACAGCTGGATCAATAATGCGATTTCTGATTTTAATTTTAGTATTCCACGTTGGAATTAAGGTCTCTAACCAAACTTTATCAAATGCTGCAAAGTTTTTTCCAGCTGCATTAATAATTACTCGGTCTCCATCTACTTCACAGCCATGAAATGCTGCCCAACTCGCAAATGCAGTTGCAACCATTTGAGGAGTTAAGATATTGTGTTTTTTACGATAATCTCCACGATCTTCTCTTGGAATTTTTTCCATTCCAGCAATAATCTCAATAAGATTCATGTTCATATTAATAGCATAAGCTGAACCTGTATAGTGAGGGTGTTCGATTACACAATTAAATGTAGGCAACTCTGAAATTGGCTTAACGTCATTTGTGTCTTCAATTATTGCACCAATCTGTAAGATCTGACATGTTTGCGGATCTAACCCAGTTGTTTCTAAATCAATTGATATGTATTTCATTTCTTATAGTTTATAATATTATACTAATCTAAGATATCCCATGGCAAATCATCATCCTGAATAGAAGTAGACTTTTTAGGTGTACTTGGCGCATCTCCAAATAAGTCATTCATAATTTCATCATCGGTCATATCTTGCTCATCTAAAATATTATTAGATTTTGCAATATGAATTTGAGTTGCTTCAATGGTATTGAAATATTTGATTTGGCCGCTAGGACTTTCCCATTTACGACCGGCTAATTTATAGCCAACTTGAATTTGATCTCCCGGTTTTGCAAAATCTAGCATTTCGCATTTTTCTTGGATTGCAACAAATGTTACATACTGTGGGTACTTATCGTTAGTCCCGACTACAAATTCTCTTTTTTTGAATTTTGCTGATACAAATTGAGTATCATCTACATTAATTAGGGTTCCGTTAAAGGTTGACATATTAAAAGTTTGGGTTTGTTATTTTTAAATCGTAATTTGAAAATCCAGCAAATAACTCTCTATCTGCTTGAAGTCGTGCATCAACTGTGTGGCCTGGCATAACTCTTTCTTCAAGTCGAGTTTTTCTAATTTCTTCTTCAATATCAAAGAATATTACAAATGATTTTGCACGATCTTCTTCAGAAAGATGCGACAGCCCGCTTGGGGTCATAATAAAAACATCATCTCTATAAAATTGTTTAAGAGTAGTGCCATATGACCATCCATTAAAATCAATTACTTCATAAAATTCATCTTCATCCTTCATTGATTGACACTCAGCTTGACTAAGAAAGAAATAATCCTTTCCATCTTTTTCTCCTGGTCTTGGCGGACGTGTTGTATAACTTACTGCGTAAGTCATGCCTCTTTCTTCAAGGCGCTTTCTCATAAAATCTTTACCTGATGCACCAGGTCCTACTAAAATAATTCTTGGCATTATATCGTTCTTGTTTTTTCGTAAATTGCTTTAATAACTGGAAATCTTAAAGAGTGCTGGCCGTGTTGGTCAGTTGTTTCTTCAAAGTATTGAACAGTGATTGTTTTACCTAAAATTTGATCGGGGTTTTTATAAAATTGACGACGCTGCTCAATTGAAAAACCTGAACCAACTCTAACCTGATTTCCTTTATGCGTAATAAAAATATTTCCAAGCATTTCTTCTTCAACCTCTCGGCCATCTTCAATAACTCGGTGAGTTGAGTTTTCAACCCCTTCTACAATATATTCTGCATCCCAAAATTTCTTGACTTTAAGGATTTCATCACTACGTTTTCCAATATATGGAGTATCTTTTCTTAACATTAGACCCTCCCAACCCTGAACAGTTGAATTAGTAATTTCAGTTTGAAGCTGCTCTTCAGATTCAATTAAGGTTTGTTTTAGGATAGTAGTATTTTTTAAGTCAATTCCTCCAAATAGTAGAGCTGCAATTGTAATACGGTCCCTAAATTTTCGGTCAGTTGACGAGGTTTGGCTATTAAATTCTTCTAGCGTTAAGCAGTCAAATACTAAATATTTTGGATTTTTAATTGTATGGTTTTTTCTACCAATTTCTTTAATAATTCCTTGAAAGTCTTCTTGACCGGATTCGTTCATCATACAAACTTCACCATCAAGAACAGTATCAATTAAGTTTAGTTTTTTAATATCGGCCTTTAGTGTATCTAGAGTTAAGAACTCATTGCCGCCCCTTGAAAAGAATTTAACCTCGCCCTTATCATCAATTATAGTAATACATCGAACCCCGTCTAGTTTGCGGCTCATATACCAATGCTCTTCTAATTTGACCTTCTTTTTGGTCTTATCATCATATGGTAGAGCTAGTGCAACGTCAAATGTTGGAATAGTTTCAGGTAATACTGAATTAATTAGAGTTGTTGTTGCACGAGTTTTCAAGTTGCGATCTAAGATACTATAGATCACTTCTGAGAACTCCAAATTTTCTGCTATAAATCCATTCACATAGGCGATTGCAGTGTTGCCAGTGATACGCCTGTCATTCAGGTCATCTAGAAGAGAGAATATATCAATATATCCCTGGGTTAATAATTCTGAATGTTTTTTTAGATTAGCTGGCGTAACATAATACTGCTTAAATGGAGAATAAGTGTACTCTAAAATCTTTTTAAGGTATGGGCTACTAAATTGCTGAAGGACTGCTTTTTTATCATTGGTCGATGAAGTTACATTCATTGCCTCAATAAAGTCCTGGATTGATTTAAGATTGTTCATATACATATTATACAAAAAAGGAGACCAAAAAGGTCTCCTTTAGCTATATAAAAAGACGCCAATTAATTAGGCGGGAGTTTCTTCAGTTTGCGGAGCCTCAGCTGGAGTTTCCAAAGTTTTAATTGCTTTGTCAATCTCGTGAACTTTAGAGTAGGCACTGTTTAATTGAAAAGAAACTTTGAATAGTGCTTGTGCATTGTGTAAACCTGTGAATTTTGCACGGTTTAAGAAATACAGGCAAGATTCGATACATGCAGCAGG